GAGCCGCAGGTCGGCGACGAGGTTGAGTTCCTTGGTCACACATATGAAGTCCTCGCGCCAAGCGGCGAACCCTGCTGGAGGTGGAGCGACGCGTTCCACACGGCGTACAGGATTCACGCCAAGCACACAGGAGGATAGCAATGGCAGCCAACGAACAGCAGCATATGGAGATGCCGCCCGGCTTCCCGGAACTCTGGGAGGGCGTGACGCGGGCGAGGATGGACATCGCGGAACTCAAGGGGATGGTGAAGATGCATTTCGCGGACGGGGCGCACCACACGCCGCCCTGCGCAACGGCGACGGGTCTTCAGAAGACCCTGCACGCGGCGATGGGAGCGGCGATAATCTCGCTTCTCTCGGCGGTAGGGACGCTCATCTTCGACATCGTAAAGGGAATGTCGCAGTAGCGGCGGAAAAGGAGGCGCAATATGGTTGACATCATTTCGCTTGCACACGGCGTGGCCGAGAAGATCGGCGAGGCGGACGTGGAACTCGCTCCTGAATACTCCATCAAGGACGTGAAGGAGAAGACGCGTATCGTCGTGGTTCCCGTAGGTATCAAGCACAGGATGCTGGCGCGCGGCTTCAGGGAGGACTTTCTCACGATACACGTGGGCGTCCTCCGCAAGACGACGGAAGACGAACTCGTCGATCTCGTGAACTACGCGCAGACCCTCGCGCTCGACTTCCTGCACACTACCGTGCGGGGGGCGAAGTGCGTCGAGGCGAACCATGCGCCTCTTTACGTCCCCGACCACATGAGGGAGCGTCGTCAGTTCACGGGCGTGATCGAACTCCTCTTCAAGGAGGTGAACGAGCATCGCGTGCCGGAGGGAGGCTGATGAAGTGCGAGGTCGAGTTCGACGAGGACGGGCTTGTCGCGAGGATCGCGAGGGCGAGCCGCGACATCCTCCGCCGGGCGGGGGCGTATGTCCGCCGCGTCGCGCAGAGGAAGGTCGTGACGAGCCCGAAGGCGTCGCAAGCGGGGTCGCCTCCGCATTCTCGGAAAGGATTGCTCAAGCGGGCAATCCTCTTCGGTTCGGACGGAGACAAGTCCGTCCTCGTCGGCCCTGGCTTCAACTTCGTCGGGCCTTCGATGTCCGCGCACGAGTTCGGCGGGAAGTACAGGCGCGAACGTTATCCGAAGCGTCCGCTGATGGGTCCCGCCCTCAAGGAGTCCGCTCCCCACGTCGCGAAGATGTGGAAGGACGCGGTGAAGTAAGTTTCAGACAGGATTGACAGGATTCACAGGATTCCTCAATCCTGACAATCATGTAAATCCTGTCAAAACAAGGAGTCATAAAATGGCATACAAACTTGGATTGGATGCGCAGCTCTTCCACGGCGCGGCGGGATTGACCGCCACATCGGAGATGAAGAACTGCAAGGACGTGACGCTCAACCTGGAGACGGGCGAGGCGGACATCACGACCCGCGCGGCGGAGGGCTGGCGAATCACGGCGGCGACCTTGAAGGACGCATCGCTGGAGTTCGAGATGGTCTGGGACACGGCGGATGCCGGGTTCAAGGCGATCAAGAACGCCTACTTCAACAATACGGCAATCGCGCTCTTCGCCTCCGATGGCGACGGCAACGGACTCGACGCCGACTTCGTCGTGACGTCGTTCTCTCGTTCGGAGCCTCTGGAGGAGGCTTTGACGGTGAGCGTCACGTGCAAGCCGACATTGGTGACGCGTCCCCCGACATGGAAGGACGGCGGCGGCAACGGCGGCTGACAGTAGCCGGAAAGGAGAAGAGACATGAGACAGTTTACCGACACGAAGGAGCGCGTCTGGGACGTCGAGCTGAACGTCCGCCAGATGAAGCGCGTTCGCGACGTCCTGGGGATCGACCTCGTGAACGTCATACAGGCGGGCAAGGACGGAGCGGTTGCGACCGACACCCTCGACAGGGTGGCGAACGACCCGATCCTCCTCGTAGACATCCTGTGGGTTCTCTGCGAGGGGCAGGCGAAGGCGGCCGGGGTGACCGATGACGACTTCGGCTCGTCCCTCGCGGGGGATTCCATTTCGGACGCTACGAGGGCGTTCCTCGACGAACTCGTCGATTTTTTCCCAGGGGCGAGGCGGCTCTTCCTGAAGAAGGCGGTCGACATCGCAAGGAAGTACGAGACGGAGAACTTGGGGATGCTCGAAAAGGCCTTGAACAGCCCCGAGTTCGAGGAGCGTCTGAAGACCTCCTTGAAACCGCCTGCCGCCTCGCGGGAATCTGCGGAGTCGACCCCGGCTCCTTCACCTTGAGGGAACTGGGGCTGATGGCGGAGGGGCGGGCGAAGTTCGAGTGGGGAATAGCATCCTCTCAGATGGCCTTGCTCGCCAACCTCAACCGCGACCCGAAGAAAGGAAAGCCGTTCAAGCCGTCGGACTTCAACCCGTTCACGCCCGCGCCGCCGAAGATAATCCTTCGCGGCGAAGAGATGAAGGAGGCGCTCAAGGCCGCGTTCTGCAGGGGAGGTGCCAAATGACGGACATCGTTAACCCCGCATACGCGGTCGAGAGGCTCAAGATCCTCGCGGAGGACATCCGCGAGGTTGCGGGGTGGCTCAAGAAGAACCACCCGGAGGAGTACGAAAGCCGGGAGCGGCTCGGGATGATGGAGCACGCAGCGGGCGTGTTCCTCGAAGAGGAGAAATGAAAGGAGGAGGTTCATGTCTGCGACTGCGAACATAAAGGCTGGACGCGCATATGTCGAGGTGACGGCTGACTCCTCGAAGCTCCGCAGAAGCCTCGGCGAGGCGCAGGCGCAGCTCCGTTCCTTCTCCAAGTCCTGCACGGCGATAGGGCGCGAGATGCTGGCGCTCGGCGGCGCGATGTCGCTTCCGTTCGCATTGGCGGAGAGGTCGTTCGCGGGCTTCGACGACAGGATGAGGCTCGTGCAGGCGGTCACGAACTCGACGGGCGAGGCGTTCGAGTCGCTGACGAAAACGGCGCAGAGGCTGGGGCGGGAGACGTCCTTCACCGCGCAGCAGGTCGCTGACGCGATGGTCGCGCTTGGTCGAATGGGATTCGACAGGACGGAGATCGAAGCCTCGATCTCCTCCGTTTTGAATTTGAGCCGTGCAACAGGCACGGAACTCGCGGAGTCCGCCGACATCGCGGCGAACTCTATGCGCATCTTCGGGCTTGAGGCATCGAAGATGACGCAGGTGACGGATGTGCTTACAGCGACCGCGAACGGTTCGGCGCAGACCCTTACCGACCTCTTCGAGGGACTCAAGGTGGCGGGACCGCAGGCTGCCGCCGCCGGCGAGTCGCTCGACGAACTCTGCGCTGCGCTCGGCGTCATGGCGAACATGGGCGTCAAGGGTTCCTTGGCCGGTACAGCGCTTCGCAAGGCGTATGTGCAGTTCGCGGACGTCAATGTGCAGAAGACACTCCGCGAGGTCGGGGTCGAGGCGACGGATTCGAGCGGCAACCTCCGCAAGATGGCGGAGGTGATGCGAGACATAGCGGTCGCGACTAAGTCGCTCCCGACGGCGGAGCGGCTCGCCTTCATGAAGGACGTGTTCGACGTTCGCGGAATGATGTCCGGGATGTCGCTCACGAAGGATGTGAAGGAGCTGGATGCGTTCCTTGCGAAGCTGAAGGACGTATCCGGCCAGGCCGACGCGACCGCCAAGGCGATGGACGCCGGGATAGGCGGATCGTTCCGCCTCTTCCAGTCGGCGGTCGAGGGCGCGATGAACGCGACGGGCGAGGCCTTGAACTCCACCATCAAGCCGATGGTGGAGCGGATAACGGCGGTAATAAACTCGTTCACCAAGTGGATCGAGGCGAACAAGGGACTAGTCACCTCCATTGCGGTGACGGCGGGCTCGATAGCCGCGCTTGGCGCCGCGTTGCTCACTATCGGCACCGTGAGCCGTGTGCTTTCGGGCGGCATCGGCGCCTTGTCGGGCGTGTTCTCCGCGTTCGCTGGAGTCCAGGCGGCTCTTGCGGGCAAGGGCGTACTCGTCCAGGGGGCGTTCTCGCTCATGGCGAGGGCGTTTGCGGACTACCGGAACGCGGCGATTCCGGCTATGGTCGGGACATCGCGGCTTCTCGCCGCCCTGAACCTCCCGATAGACAGCCGGGCGAAGCAGATAGCGGCGAGTCTCGTCCTTATGTCGAACGCAGAGGCGGCTGCGGCGGCGAAATCCGCCATCGCCAGCCGTTTCACGGCGGTCACAGCTGCCCTGAAAGGCCTCAACTCTGCCACTATCGCCGCCACGGTGAGCGCAAAGGCGCACGCCGCAGCCGAGACAATCGGCACAATCGCGGCAAAGGCGGCTACGGCGGCGCACGTGGCGTTCGCTGCGGTCGGTCGGGCATTGACCCTGTCCCACGCGAAAGCCGCGCTGACGGCGGGCGTCGCGGCTACTGCGAACGTCGCCTTGGCCGCGACCACCAAGGTCGTGGCGGCGGGCTACCTCGCGGCCTCCGCAGCGGCGACCGCATTCTGCGCAATCCCGATTACGTGGGTGCTGATCGGCGTCGTCGCCGCCTTGGGCGGTTTATGTGCTTACATGGCATCGGCCACGAAGCACACTGCGAAACTATCCGACGAGATGGGGAAGCTCCGCGACAAAGGCGACCAGCTCCGCTCGACCGACCAGCTCCGCATGGAGCGGCTCGGACAGCTCGCGGAGAAGGAGAACCTCTCGAATGCGGAGATGGCGGAGGCGGAAAAACTAGCCGGGCAGCTCAAGGGACGCTACGGCGACCTCGGAATAGCGATTGACCACGCCTCCAAGTCCATCTCAATGGCCGCCGACGCGCAGAGCCGCTTCAACGAGGCGATGAAGGCGCAGGCGATCCACCAGATAGAGGCGGAAATCGACGAAGCGCGGAAGAACATCCGAGAGCTGGGCGAGGAAAACCAGTCGCTCTGCGGCTGGTGGGTCAACGCCTGGCACACGGTCACGTTCAGGATGAACAAGTCCTCAGAGGAGATCGAGAAGAACGGAGAGCGCATCACGGCGGAGATGAGGAAGATATCCGAGGCGCACAAGCGGCTTCAGGCGATACGGGACGGAGACAAGGACGCTCTGACCGGCGGCAAGACCGAACACGAGAAGCTTGAGGAGAAGGTCGAGACGGGGCGGAGCGAGAAGCACGCCAGCATGGACGAGGCCGACTCCGCATCGAAGAAAGCCGCCGAAATCGAGAAGCGTCTCATCCGCGAGACGCGGAGCGAACTGGAGAACGAAATCTCCGACATCCGCGAACTTTGCGACGAGTACAAGTCACTCGTCCAGACCGTCCTCTCCTACGAGAAGTCGAAGAAGGACAAGGACCTTGAGAAGATAGCAGACCTTGAAGGACGCCTTGCCGAGGCGGACGCCACGGCGGAGCGGCGCATCAAGGCGGCAGAGGAGAAGGCGAAGCGGAAGTTCGACAAGGAGATAGCGGATCTCCAGGAGTCTTTCGACCAGACGGCGGAGGACATCAGCCGCAGACGGAGCGAGGGCGAGACGGACCGCAAGGTCGAGGACGCCTTGAAGGACGACGCGGCCAAGGGGATGAAACTCCTAAACGACCTCATTTCGCAGTCGAAGATTGCGGCGGCCTCCGCCAAGGCGGAGTTCCAGAAGGCAATGGCCGAGGCGACGGCGGACGGAGACGTCTCCGACGATGAGGAGAAGCGAATCCGAAAGGCGCAGGACGCCTATTTCCTCGCCGAGGGACTGGTGGACAAGTACGAGGCGAAGCTGCGCAATGCACAGGATGCGACGGCGAAGCAGACTTCGATCGCGAAGCCGCAGGGAACGTTCTACGCCAACGCCGCGCAGTCGCTCCGGGGCAACCAGATGGAACAGCGGATGCTCACGGCGACGCAGGAGATTGTGAAGCATACGAAGAAGACAGCCGAACTCCTCAAGGACGGGGCGGGCAACAGCGGAACGCTGACGTTCCAGTGATGTTCTGTGCCGCGCCATTCATGGCGCGGGGAAAGGAAAGACACTATGGCTACTGTAAGGGTCGAGGAGGCGTATTCCGAACGCGACGAGACAATCGACGCCAAGGGGAACGTCACCGAGGTGGAGATTCCCTACCTCGTGTTCAACGTGAACGACGAGTCGGCGGCACTCTCCGCCGTCAAGTCGAACCACAAGTCCGTGACGGGCATGACGCTCGAATCGGTCGAGACCGTCGAGCGGATCAACGACACCACTTGGAAGGTCAAGGCCATCTACGAGGTTGACGAGGACGGCGAAGAGGACGATTCGACCGACGACGACGAGGACACGACAATGTTCGCGTTCGACACCGGCGGAGGCACGAAGCACCTGAACCAGTCGCTCAAGACGGACGGCAAGTACCCGAACGACGCCCCCGACTTCGGCGGTGCGATAGGGGTGGACAACGAGGGCAACGTCAACGGCGTGGACGTCACGATGCCCGTCCTCAACTTCACCGAGACGCACACCCTGAACGGAAGCCGCGTCTCGACGTCCTACAAGAAGACGCTCGCCGATTTGACTGGGACGGTCAACAAGTCCGGCTTCCGTGGCTTCTCGGCGGGCGAGGTTCTCTTCCTCGGCGCGTCCGGGACAAAGCGGTCGAAGAAGGCTTCCGCCACCTGGGAGATAACCTACCGTTTCGCAGTCTCCCCAAACCAGGCGGGGCTGCAGGTCGGCGACATAAAGGTGGCGCGGAAGTACGGCTGGGACTACCTCTGGGTCCGCTATGCCGACAAGGTGGCGGAGAACGGCAAGAACGTCGTGAAGAAACCGGTCGCGGCGTATGTCGAGATGGTCTACCCGGAGGGCGACTTCGGGCGGCTCGGTCTCGGGAACTGACGGAGTGCCGTCAAATTCTGACGGCACGGTTTGGAGAAAGCACACGGAAGGAGGCGTTTCATGGAGAAAGTCAGAAGCGGAGAGGCGGTCAACATCAAGGCCTCGACATGGAACGCCTTTGTCGACGCGGCCAACTGGGTGAAGGAGGCGAAGCAGAACTCCCTCGGAGCTGGCGTGAGGAGCGGCATCGGCGGCGGGATCGTGCCGATGAAGAACATGGAGGAGTCCGCCTACCCTCGGTTCTCCGCGCTCGTCATCACGGGCGTCGCCGTCTCGCCCTCGGCGAACGAGGACGAGTTCGTTTCATGCCCGCCCGTGTTCGAGGGACAGAAGATGATCGCCGAGCGCGAGGGGATGCCCTACGCTGTCCTCCTTGAGCCGATAGAGGCGGGCGGCATCGGGCGGGCGATGCTTCTCGGACTTACGCCCGCGAAGGTGATAATAAACTCCGCCGACGACGAGTATGCGGTTCCGAAGGTCGGCAGCGACGCTGGCGCTCTTGAATCTTCCGCGACTGGTGTTGCCCGCATCCTTTGGAAGGCCGGCGGCTCGGGGACGCAATGGTGCATCCTTCAGCTCGGCGGCGCGGGCGGAGGTGGGAACGACGAGCGCGTAGCCATGTGCAAGGTTACGGGCGGGAACGCGCAGTCGGGGTACACGGTGCAGGTCTATCCGAACGGAAGGTCTGACGGATCGTCTTCTTTCTCTTCCGTCCTTTTCGTCCCTGACCTCGCGCTTGACGCCGACCTTCCGTCGGGGACGTGGATCATCGGCCACAAGGCGCTTCTGCCTGCGACAGGGGGGAACGAGGAATGAGCTTCATGTACGTTCCCGCGCATCTGCGCATACCCGACATTCCGAACTACACGCCGCCGAACGGGATATGGCGTGGCGTAGGGAAGGACTCCGGCCTCTTTGCCTTCGCCTCCGGCAGCTACGAATGGGGCGGCTACATAATGACGGACGGCGACTTCGTCTTTTCGCTGCTTGTCGACGGGCGCGAGCTGAGGCCGCAGTACTCCACGATCAACGGATACATCTGGTGGTCTGGAGCAGGCCAGGTCTACAACTCGCTGACGTATGGCTGGGTCTACATGGAGGGCAAGTTCCCCGGATACGAGCCGATTGAGGAGAACTACTCGTATGACGAGGATTCGGGGGAGTACAAGGCGGAGGGCGACTCCTTCTGGACATTCAACCGCCCGCCGAGCGGGCCGGACGGCGAGGTCGAGCTTGTCGGACGCGGCAGCAACTACGGCAAGGAGTCCAGGTCGATGACCGCGAAGTGGAAGCGGTGGACGTCGAACAGGGAGTGCGGCGTGTACGAGGCGCAGGACGGCGTGTCCGGCGAGAAGTCGCTCGGGCTTCCGCGCTTCCGCTCGAACGGATACGAATACTTCACGCGCTCGTTCGCCAAGACGAAGGGACACTACACATACGGGCGAATCAAGTATTCCGAGACTTATGGCAAATGGGTCATCGGCGAGGTCGGCTCGGGCGCGGGCTGGCACGAGGGCGAGGAGCCGAAGGTAGGCGGGAGCGTGACGTTCAAGTTCTGCAGGCGTGAGGATTCCGAGGTGACCGGGAGCGACATTTCGGTTTCCTACGTCGACCACGTGATCGGGGACGAGACGACGAAGGCGTATCTCGGGGAGGTTGCGATATGGAGGTGATTCAGTACGAGGAGCCGCGCTCCTGGGACGACTTCGGAATGGACTGGAACGACCCCGACCCCCGGTGCGCTCACTACATGATGGCGCTCCGAAACGCTTTCTTCGAGAGAATGGCTGCGGCGGCCAGCGACGTCTATATGTACAGCTACAACGTGCAGCGGCTTTCGGTATGGAAGACGGTGACTACGGACCAGCTCCGCAGGATCGTGTCAGACCTCGATACGCTCTGCCGAAGCTACTACAACCTCGACCCCGAGGCGTACAAGGAGGACTTCTCGGACTTCCCGAAGCGGATGCGGCTCTCGGACGTCCTGGACGAGGACGACTGCGACGCCTTCATGAACGCCTCTCGCGGCGCGATCCTCGAACACGGCGGCGAGTGGATGCGGAAGATCAAGAACGCCATATGCAAGCTCCATGTCGTGCAGTGCCACCAGACGTGGGGGACGACGCTGACGAGGAGCGGATCGGAACACGACCCGCCGTTCGACGAGTCGATAGGCAAGGCGTTCGAGCGTGCCTTCGGCGACGGCCAGCCGAGCGAGTCGGAGTTTAAGCAGACGGTTCCAAGGTCCATATACGCATGGAGCGGGAACAACCACTGGAAATGCCCGCGCCCCGACTTCGAGGGCGACCCGGAGGACAACAAGGACGGCTACTGCGGCTACGCCTACGCGGTGGCCTACCGGTTTCGCAGACTCCGCCGGTGGCTTGCGAACAGCGAGGTCGACCTCGTCATGGCGGCGATCCTCGACTCGCCTACCGGTCCTACGGGCTGGTCGAACGAGCTTGCGACCTCCGTGTTCGACACGGGCGAGAGCGGGTTCGAGCGCGGACTCAATCTCGTGCGGACACACGTGGACGACCCGACCGACTTCGACTTCACCTTCGGGAACATCGACTCTATCCCCCGCAACGAGGTCGTGCCGACGAGCGACTTCGACTCCGAGGGAGTGGCGACCTGGAGGCGGAGCGCGAAGCGAGGATACGAGGGGAAGATGTACGCATTCCTGGACTATGAATGCGAAAACGGATTCAGGTTCCGCGCCGGGACGGGCGCGGATTCATCAGGAGGATGAACAATGCAGACGATTACGATGTACCTTCGCGCGGCGAGCGTCAAGGGAACGCTCGTCGACGAGTGGAACCAGCAGG